TTCCATTTTGCTCTGTTAAGTGCAATAGTGGCTCTGTCTTTTGCAGTCTTGGCCGCTTCCTGAATTGTTTGTGCCCTTGGTTTCACTTCAATCATTTCAGCACGTGGCTTACCATTTTTGGTTAGATACTGTATCAAGAAATCTGGCACATACACTGTGTACTTGCCTGTGAAAGGATTACGATATGGTATCTTAACTGGTTCACTTGACCAAGCAACAATGTTTGGATTGGTATCACAAAACTGCATAAATGCCGCTTCCCAACTTGATCTGTAAATTGGTGCACGTTGCCCTACATACTTGCGTGGGTTCTTTGGTTCAAATTGTCCTTGTTTAAAATAAGCCATCAGTAGTATTTAACCACTATTTGTTGTTTTTATTTTCTAAATAAGTTATTAATATCATAACACCAATAGACAACGGTGTACCCACAACGCACAGCAACAATGCCATACCTAGTGTCATTTAATAAGCAATCATTCTTTTGATATGGTTTGGTGTTTGTGAAACTGTTAATCTTGATCCTATTTGACTAGTAATAGGTCTATAATGATTAATCAATGTTAATCCTAAATTAGAAAAACTAACAGTGTCCTGTGATGATTCAAATAAATCATCGAATGTGATATCTAATGTTTTTACAGCGTCAATACATAACAAAGCAAATGCTTTTGCAGACTGCTCTGGCATACCACTTGCTGTAAAAATGCCAAGTATTCTATCATACTTCGCTGGAGAAATTTGAGTTTGTACTCCTCCATATTGATTTAATATTAATGTTGTTACGTCTGATGCATTTAAATTTGGCTGAGCATTTTGTATTGCGTTAAAAACATTTCCAAACAACGCAACTATTTGCGTTTCACCGCCAAGTCTTGCTACTTGTTTTGTGCTTTCATTAGTCATTTCTAGTTCCATTTCCGTTTTCATCTTTTGTTAAACGATTGTTATTGTTTGCACTAGTGGCTGTACTTACATAATTGTTTCCGCCTCTGGCATCATCGGCACTTGAATAACTATAACTATTACCTTGTCCGTTGTTATATCCGGCTGAAGCAATTACTGATTTTGAAGTTGTACCAATTTCTTCTTTATCTTTGCTTATTGTAGAAGATCCTACAACAGTTGTCCCTGACCCTGTTGAGTTAGAGTTTTGTACGTTTGATAATTGTGTTGATAAATTATTCCAATCGTAGTTTGGTTCGTATGTTCCATTAGTTCCTTCCATACCAGTTTGTATTGAAGGAGTTGTAGGCATTACTCTACTGTTTGCAAATATTTCATCAAAGTCTATTGTAACATTTTTAGCATTCGCCATTTCATAATTAAATGTTTCATACACTACTGTTTCATATGCAAATTGCATACCAATCTCTATTGGACCAGATGCTTCATATGCCAATACATCATGATCCATTGCAATAATCTTTGGGTGTACAAATCTAATTAAATTATATCTTGCACCATGTACTATGAACAAGTCTAAACTTTTTATAGGATATGTTGTACTAGTTATACTTGATTCTAAACCAAAACTATGCTGATTTACAAATTGTTCTTCTGTCGAAATACTGTTTGGATGATATAGACCTTTGTTTAGCATATCTGATCCTCCATAATCTCTATGCCTATTTCTACCATCTTTAAGATTAAGTTCATACAAGTATCTAAATAATTTTAATGCTGAATTATCCATTGTATCGAAAAAACGTAAACTTACTGGATCATAATCTACTCGTCTATAAACATTTCTTTTTCTGTTGTATTGATTTAATGTATCATATTGAAAATTAACTTTAGGTCCATCTATCTGCTTTATATTAAAAACTAATGAACGTCTTATTGATTCTAAAACTTGTGAACGTTGTTGATTTAAATTATTTGATGTACTTGCTTTAGAATTTTGATTTGATATAGTTGTGTTTGTTTGTAATTTTTGATCTAATCCTTCTACTTCTGCATCACTAAAAATTGTTTGGAAAACATTATCAGATGCAAATCTAAAGGTTGCAAGGTATTCAAACTTCTGCCTTGGCACACCTGTCATTAAAGCACCAGGTGTTTGATTAAATGTAAAATGATCAGACGCTCTACTTGGCGTTTGAATAAATTTAAATTGATCTACCAACGTTGGATTTTGAGAATTTGATGCCGCTAATCGAGACAATGCTAATTCATTTTGAGCTATTAGTTCTGCCCTAGTTTCTGGATCAGCATTTAAAATTTCTTGTTCCGTAGCGATGGACGAAGAAGGTAGTTTAGATTCTATAAACTTCTTCGTCCTATCATCAATTTTACTCGGATCAACACTAGCCATTGCGACCTCCCTATATCAATTAGATAGTTTCGCCGCCTGTTTGTGCTATTGGTGATAGTGGGAATATCTCACCGCCACCTGTATCAAAGTGTGTTGCGTTATCATATCTCAAAGTCATAATAACTTGTACAGGTTCTGAAACTGCATAGTCACCATCTGAGTAATCAACGTTTTGTAAGAAACAATTTTCTAACACCCATTGTTCTAATTCAGCATCATTAGTACCATCCAAAATTTCAATTCTAGTATTGAATTTGTATGAAATACCGCTAGTCGGTGCTGTTTGTTCAAAGTGGTTTAACTGCTTCTGCACTTGTTGACCTGCTAACTTTGAAATACTGTTTGTGATATCATCACGCAAAGTAATCGTTACTGGTTCCCATGTGTGTTTACCCATTAAGTATGCTACTGAGTTGTACACATGCACAGGTACTTCTTCGTGCGTTACTTTTGGTCTCGTAATGTTCATAACTTGTTGAGTTAAGTCAACCTGTGTAGAACCTAAGTTACCAAAGCCCGTAAAACGTACCCTAAAACGATATTTAAGTTTAGGCTGTAAAATACCGCCTCTACCAGTTGTACCGTCTATTGGAACACCAAATTTGTTTAATGTAGCCATTGTAATCTCTCCTTACAAATTAATTTGTATTACTAGTATTTAGCAAAATATAGGAAAATTTATGAAAAAGTTTGAACTTAAAGGGTAAAAAAAAGGCTACTGCATTTCTACAGTAGCCTTTTAAATGTATTTTAACTATTAATTATAGCTCATATTCTCGCCAGTGTTCTTTATTCTGACAGGAACATATATAAATTCAGCCGCTTTTGCTGGCTGTATTGCTATATCAACCCATAATTGATTTGCATCAATACGTGCTGGTGTGTTGTTTGATTCATCACAAACTACTAAGAAATCATATACTGCTCTCTTAGCCGATAGATCTGATAGGAATCTTTCAAAAGTATCTGCTACTTGATCTCTTGTCATTCTGTCATTTAATTCAAACAAGAATGGTTTTGCCAAGTTATCAAATTGATATCTTAAGAAACAAATTAACCTTGCTACGTTGATTCTATCAAGTGCTGATGCCGTTGGGTGCAATGTTTTTTGACCAAACACTGTTAAACCTCTATTAGGCATAAATGCAATTGGGTTAACTTTTTTAGAGTAAAGTGTATCTCTTGAACCTTCACTTAATACAACTGGATTATATTCACCTGATGTTGCATCAATATAACCAACTGAAGAAGCATTTGATACTAGACCTCTTTGGAAGCCTGCTGGAGCAAACCACTGGAATGCCGCATTATCATTGAACGCAATCGTTCTTAATGCTACGTGTGAAGCAGGAACAACTACGTTGTTACCACTTAAATCAGTTGATAGTGCTGATGGATAGTATGTTGCTGAGTAAGTGTAGTTTGATACTAATCCGTCTTCACCGTTAGTTGTTGCATTTGCTGTGTTTGAAGCCCAATTAGCCACGTCTGAAGGAGTTTTCATTCTAAATGGCGCATCAACAATAATAAATGCAGTTTCTTTCTTAGCAGTGTTAAGTGCAATCATTTCATCATAAGTTTCAGGATAACCTGGACATGCAATCAAGTTAAAGAATCTTGATTCAGCTCTGATTTCATCGTTGCTGACAAATGCCGCCTGTAGTGCTCTTACTACAACCTGTCTCTGAGCTTTTCTGCCCATAAACGGTGATCCATCTGCTTTCATACCTGCCGCATTAATCCAAATTGGACCAATGTTAGCATTATTAATAATGTATGATGTTTTGTACTCTTTTACAACATAACCAGATACTCTTGTATTGTATAACAATGTACCTTCGGCATAGTTTGCTGGATCAACTGCGTCTGCATCAAATGATGAATACGGAGCACCCCAACCTTGTGCCGCTGTTGTTGTACCTGCTGGATTACCTACTGCATCACCAAACACAATGCCGGAAGCCGATGATTGATCAGTATTATCAATTAAAACCCAACTAGTTGAAGTTGTATTATATTTGTAAATTTTTGGATATGCTTCTAATTCATTTGAATCAATCCAAATGTCACCGTTTTCAAGTGCTGTACCATCTGACTGTTGAGTTGGTTCTGATGAAACCATTTGTAAGTCTCTTAAACCAGCCTGTTCGCCATTTGGTCCTGTGTTAACATTACCTGCTGTAAATGTGTCTTTTGAGTTTGCGTATGCAAACCATTTCATAGTACCACCATCATTTTCAGCAATGTAAATGTCTGCTGTTAAATTAGTGTCATACCATAATGTACCATCTACTGGACTTGAAGTTGGTGCACTTGATGAACCTTCATATGACAAATCACCCCAAATTGAAGTCATGTGCCAGTATGCTGAAGCACCCATGTTGTTTGCAAAACCTAAGTTAGTTGCTACATCAACGCCGTCTGTAGTGCCGTCATCTACTGTATCTTCTAACCAAATTGCTTTACCGTTTGTTCTTTCAAGTTTTAAAAACTCTTTTGTACCTGAAGTTGCATCAATTGACGCTCTGACAGTTAGTGCCGCCAAGTTTGCATCGTTGTTGATACCTGCAACTATTTCAGCAAGTGTTGTAGCACCGCCGGCACCTGCCGCCGCTGAAACTGTTACATCTTTATTACAGATATTAAGTTTTTTACCTGTTGACGAACCAGTCTTTGCATTAATACCACTTGATAAATCCACTGTCCCAGTAGCCGTTGTTGTAGTTGCTGAACCTCTTATTTTGATTGTGAATTCTACCTCTGGTGATGTATTGTTTGCTGATTGGTTTTGTCCTGATTCTATGTTATTATTAGCCCAATCTGTTGAACCATCGTCATCAAACTGTACGTATAATGAGTTTGCAGTCGGTGATAAAGCCGCTACTGCATGATCATCATCAACGTATAATGGTGCTGACAATGTCGACCATGCTGATGTTGCCGCTGAGTAAAATTGTACTACAATCTTAGCACCGCCGCCAACTGCTGTTGTTTTAACCCAAACAGCACCTGTTCTTGGACTAGATGGAGCCGCACCTGTTCCTGGTCTCATATAAACTTGTTGACCTGTAAATCCTGCATCACCTAAAGCAGTTGCTTTTGATGATAACCATTCACCTGAACCTGTTGAACCAACTTGGTGCCATGAACCAGCAATCTTTTCAAAAACTCTTGCTGGTGTAGTTGATACTACTACAGCAAAGTCGCCGTTAGCACCGTAAGTACCTTTTGGTGTACCTGAAGCATTAACGTCTGATGTTGCTGAGGCACTTGGTGCGTCAGTTAATATTTTTGGTGTAATCTTATTCCATGCATTTGAGCTGTATTGATAAATTCCCCAATCAGTGTTGGTTGTATCTAACCAATATGTACCATTTGCTGGTGCTCCTGCAGGAACTGTTGCTGAGCCTGTAAGTTGTGCTGTATTTACATCTGCACGAACTACGAACGCTCTATTTGAAATTCCTAAGTATGAATATGCGGCTAATAAACCGTATTCATTTCTTTCATCTCCTGGTAACATAGTTGAACCAGCAGAGTAAAAGTTTGGTGTACCGAATGTTGATAACAGTTCTCTCTGTGAACCGACCAAATACGCTTTTCCAACGTTAGCACTTGTAGTACCTACCGCTGTTGAACCTGTAGAACTTGGATCAGCCTTATCTTGTGCTGAAGCCACTACAAACAATGGTACTGTACCTTGTGCCGCGCCGGCGTAAAACGATTCGTCAGTTACTGTAACTGCTACACCCGGTGAAACTAAATCTGGCATTGTAATCTCTCCTTCATAAAGTATGACAACTATCGTGTTGTCATGTTATACATTATTTATTCAATGTCGGGTAAAAGAGGGTGGTTTAAGCACCAATATTTTCCCCTTTAAAAGGGCAGTAAATACAAGTATGACAGATAGTAGACCATTATGCAGTAAATGTAAGTCAAGACCAAGCGCCTTTAACTATAAAAAAGGTGATCGAACGTACTATCGTAAAATGTGTGATAAATGTATACGTTTAAGCAGAGGTAAAGGTGTTAGTTCAACAGCATCTTGGCAACAACATGGATATAAAAAGAAAGCCATATGCGAAAAGTGTGGATTTAAAGCCAAGCACCCTGCACAATTAGATGTGTATCATATAGATGGAGATTTACGCAACAGTGCAAATAATAATTTAAAAACTATATGTGCTAACTGTCAAAGAATTATGACTATGGAAGAATTTAAATGGCGTCAAGGTGATTTAATGCCAGACGTTTAAAATGTTTGTGTGGCTTTTTTATCTTTTGATACCTTAGATAAAACTTTGGCAACACTGCTGACTTTATCAGTTAATTGCTCTAAAGTACCATTATTTTCAATTATAAAGTCCACTAGTACACCAGTATGATCCCATTCACTTGCATGTATACCAATGTCTGATAATTGTTGTTCAGCAAATTGATCACCATCTTGTGCTTGTTTGGCTAGTTCGGTCCAGTGCGGATCGTCGCCACGTTTTACTCTTATGGTAAATCCGCCCATTTGTTTTACAAATGCAAGTTCATTTCTAAAACGGCAATCTGTGATTATTGTTGGCTTTTGTCCACCTGCAATATATCTATGTTCTAAACTATCTAACCAAATTTTATGGTGGAACGATTCTCTCATTATTTCTGTACCAATCAACTGCAATGCTAATCTTGGTGTGAAATTTTTGATTGCTAATTTATTTGCCCAATATGGGTCAACACACTCTCTAAAGTGTCTACTATGGTCTGTATCACCTTCTAATGTTTTTCTGGGCCAATTAAATATATTTGATACAGCATCTTTCAATGGTGCCGCAAACGAGTCTCTTTTATATTCGTGCTGTGTTGCTAATATGTCTGCTACAGTATTTTTACCACTGCCAATCCAGCCCACTAATCCAATAATCAATTTACCACCTCAATTTTAATTGTGTTGCAATATCTTCGCCGTCAACTTTCACAGTCAATTCATCACAACCAGCATTTTCCCAATGCCAATCTTTTTCATATTTGTAACCAAGCATACCCATGTAATTAGCAACTCTGGCTACTGCATCAACTTCTCTATAGTTGGCATTGAGAGCACCACCTTCAACACTGGTACCTGTTGACTG